TCCGGTTATTGGGAATGCTCCAATAATACTGCTGGCAGTCAGCCCTGACGGAAGAACCGATGCAAGCGCAAGGGCAAGAGTTCCTGTCCCTGCCCCACTCGCCAAGTATTTCCCTTGGAACTCTAGCGAGTTCCCTACCCTTCGATACGATGAAGCGGCCCATGATCCGGGAAGGTTGGTGATATTCACGCTGGGCGTATAGCTCGTCCACCCCCCCACCGCCGCCGCATTGGGGATTACCTGGGGGCCGAGGACAACCGAGTCAAGGTTCATCAATAGGGCATTAGCGTTGGTCGTGGTAAATTGGAAAATAATTCGGTATACACGGTTTGAAGAAGGGATGAACGTACCAAAAAAGTTTGCTGGTCCTCCAACAGTAGCATCAAGAGACGATGCAGACATGGGAATTAAATTTGAACCGTTAACGTCCCAAATGAACACCGAAAGATCACCCGAAGTGTAGTTTGTTGTCGGTGTCCTGTAGCTGAAAGTAAGTTGAAGGGTACGAACAGTATCTTCAAGATCAATCGTTATATTGTTTGAGTAAACAGTTGAACCACGAACGTCTCCTGCATTTTTATTAAGAACCAAAGACCCTGTTCCGGCCAATGGTGTTGCGTTATCAATTGTCAGTGCGGAAAAACCTGTAGTGCCACCGCCAATACCGCCAGAGATTGGAACGGTAGTTCCTGAATCTTTAGAAAGATTCCAGCCGGCGGTAGTACCAGACTCAAAATCTGGAGCAGCAACGTAGTTTTTTGCTCCAGTTGAAACAGCAGCTCCACCAAGAGCTGCTTCCGATATTGGAGAATAAAAAACAAGTTTTCCGTTTTTATCTTTGACCGTAATTGAGTACAAAGTACCAACATAAAGTTTTCCAGGACTTCCAGCATAACTAGGATAACCACCATTGATTTTAATTGGTTGAGCTGCTGGGATAGTTTGTGCTGAGTCCCAATAAACCGTTATGGGGTTTGTCTCTGGGTTGAGTGACGCAGTTCCAATATATAAGTTACCACCGCTCAATGGTGCTCCAGATGCGTCTAGAAAGATTTCAAAGGGTGCAATTACTGATGCCATCACTTAGCTCCTTGATACAATTTAGGTTGTGCTGCAATGGCAGATACAATCCACGCAAAACGTTGTTCTTTAGGAATACCTATAGATTTTGCATAATCTCCAAACTCTGAACTGCCAGCAAGTTTTGCCAACGTTTCTTGACTTGCTTGGCCTTTCTTTGCCTGCTCAAGAAGAACATTTTGAAACTTGTCCGACGATAGCAACGTTCCTATCTTAGCAAGCGAATCTTTCTTGCCGTTGATAAGGGCATCAGTGAAAGGCTTGGCAACACCAGAGGTTCCAATATCAACTACTGCTTTAACCCGTCCGCTTGCCCCGTCAAGAACCTTGCCTACTAGTCCAGACTGTTCCAGCAGGTCCATCAAAGGTTTTTGTAGAGATTTACCTGTTCCAGTGAGTTCTGCTTCGTTTTTCACCATGCGCTTTGAAACACTGTAGAGCCCGAGAAGGTAGTCATGTGCGCCGGGTGGCAGATTCTTGATGATGTCCTTGTAGACCGCATTGTTCTTCCGAAGGCCTTCGTAGATGTCCTTGAACTGAAGCGCACCGAAAGACTGCTTCCCGCCGCCGGCCTTTCCACGAACGGCCTCAGCGATGGCGGTTGCGATGGCCTCGCCCTTCATGTCGGCAGGGATGACATCTATGATTCTGTTGTACCGTTCGCCACTCACGCCGGCAGACTTGATTCCAGACAGGAGCGGGGGTCCGATTTCTCCGGCCAAGTCCTGCCCAAAGGCTTTCACGAAAAGCTTGTCTAGCATTTTGCTCTTGGCATACATCGCATTGGCAGCTTTGAGCTGGTCAGCCAGCCCCTCGATACCAGAAGCCTCGACCGTGGCAAGTTGATCCTGAGCCAGGGCCCCATACATCTGCTTGAGAACTCGCGTATCCTGAGTCCCATAGGCCTCAGTGTGCGCGCCGACAGCTTCACCAATTTTCTTCCGAATACGGTTCAGGGATGCGTAGGAAATGTCTTTTTCTTTCAGCAATCCCAGAAGGGTCTTTTCTTCGGCGGTAAACAGCCGAGGGTCAACGTTGTCCGTCAGCTCGGCCATGACAGCTCGGATGTTGTCCACCGATGCCTTGGCAGATGTCGGTACTTCAGCAGCGACCTGAGAATAGATTGGCTCGGTTCCGTCTTTCAGGGCTGCGGCGGTCGTGGCGAGTTCATTCTTGATCGTGCTTGAAACCGCCGGCAGCGATACCATGTCTCCCGAGTACTGAGCGCCGAGCTTTTTGAGCAGTTCGTCTGCCTTGGCTACGAACCCCTCCTTGGCAGTACTCCACGCGCTCTGGGCCTCAGATCCGGCCTTGGACCGCATCAATCCGAAAGTAGCCTGGATCTGCTTCGAGTCGGAGAAAAAATCCACAGGAAGATCAAAACCCATTTTGTCGGCCAAAGCTTTGTCTTCTAAGTTAATCTGAGCAGATGCTCCAAGTTCCTTAGCAGCCGCAGTAGAACCACCTTTCATTTTCTTTAAAAGTTGAGCTGTCTTTTCTACTGGCATTTCAGCAATTGCCATTCTTGGCGGCGCTGTTTCTAGCGGAGGTATTTGTTCAACAATTGGCAGTTCTGCTTGTTGTGGCATTACACCTGGTTCAGGTGCAGTAGCAGTGCTGGGTCTTGCCATGGGACCAAGTTTTGATGCTGGTGTTGCCATTCCACCAGCAGCTGTACCTAAAATTGACATCAGCGTTTGAACGTAAGGGTTTGCCCCAGCCTCTGCTGACGCCTGTCCGGCCAGTGCTCCAACACCACCACCAACCATCTGCTGTGCTGGGTTGGCGGCCATGCTGGTGCCAATGTCCAAAGCTTTCTGTTGTCCTACTAAGCTTGGCTGTAGCCTTGCTGCTTGATTAGCAACATCCATTGATGTTCTGGAAATTGCCTTGGCACCGCTCAGGCCAGCAGTGCCGGCTTGGAACATCCTTTCAATCACATTTTGGGGCTCAGGAACTCCCACCATGGTGAGGATATTCTGAACAGACTGCGAGAAAAGAGGTAAGTTTCCATTTGTCAGGCCGTTTACAATTCCTATTAGCGGATCAGCGACAAAAGCAATTGGACTTGTGAGACCGGCATACAGACCACGATTAATTGCTGCCGTTACACCAAGTGGAGTTGTAGGAGCTTGTGGCGGTATCATGGTGTCAGGAGATCCAGTATTCAAAGCCATCATGTCACGCTCTATTTGAGCGGAATCTACAGGAGTTGGAATATCTTGTGTTGGAGTTACAAGAACTGCTCCAAGTGATTTGAGCAATTCTATTTTTTTAGTTGAATCTGAGGGTTTTGTAATGGTTGTATCTACCGGTTTTGCACCAAGAGATTTTAAAAGTGCAAGCTTTTCGGCGGTATCCATAGCCATTATTATTTACCAACCGATTTCATGTATGCATCATATTTTTCTTTTGAAACCAAATCATAATCTACTCCATCAACTGTAACTATGTATTTTGAAGTAACAGAACCTTTAGCTGGTGAATTTGGTGCAGTAGCAGATGCACCACCAGCTGAAGATGTTGTGGCAGTAGATCCAAATAGAATGTTTTTGTCTTTCCAAGAAAGAAAGTTTGTTCCCTTTGGAACTGTTTTTCCGTTCATCACAATGTCATAATTTGATGGTCCAAGACTACCATTCTGGTAAGTCCAATCGGCAATGGCTTGGTTATTTTTGGCCGAATATTCTTTGATTGTTTTTAGACCTCGAATAAAAGGTATAAGTACTGTTAAAGGAGCTTCTGGTCCAGGATATCCTTCTCTGACAAGAGCAATATCACGATCAGATGCGGCTCCAGGAGGTAGTTGTGACAATAAATCAGAATTGACAATATTTTTATATTCTGCAATTACGCCAGAAAGGGAATCTTGAAAACCAGTGTTCTTTTTAATAAACTCTGCAATAGTACCAGCAAATCCAGTAAGACCTTTTGTACCGCTAAGTTTAGTCAGTAGACTATCAAATCTACTGCTGAATCCTGAGTCTGTAATTGATTGCGTTGTTGCTTTAGTGGCAGCGGCTTCGGCAACTGCAGATAAATTGGGGGCTGGTGTTAGGTTTGCTTTACTTTGAGCTGCTTGAATTTCTAATTCTTGTTTAGTAAGTTCACCCGGAGCCAGTTGTTCTTTCTGTTGAGTTGCAGACAGTTCACTAAGATTTTTTAGAACATCTCCACCTCCCGGCAAAACTGCTAAAATATGCATAAGTTGTTGATTTGCAGTTTTTGGATTTATTTTTACAAGACCAGCCATGATCCTATAAAGTTTGGCATCTTCTGTTGCATTTTTTACTGTACCTGAACTTGCTTCAAGTGCTGTTGCAGACTCCTCCAAATTTTTAATTATGTTTTCTGGGTCTTGATTTTGCATCAGTTGTGCAGACGCTATTCCAATAGTGCTATAAAAACGCTGTTGTCTTTCTTTGTCCATTTGAGCAGCTAAGGCTTGTCCTTGCTTGAAAGATTCTGGGTTACTTATTTCTGCTAATCTAAAAGCTTCTTCGCCATTAGCAGTTCCTAAACCAACTTTTTTACCTAGAGATTTTTTTTCTTCCTCAATAGCAGCAGCCTTTTCTGCTGCGGCTTGATCAGCAATAATTTTCTGTTCAAACATTTGTTGTTCAAGAATAGATTTTTGCTTTACTGCTTCAACATCAGCCTCATGTTTCAATGCAAGTTGCTGTCGAGCTTCTTCGACATTTCTTGCGTTTACCATGTTTGCTTGTATAGCTTGTCCAGATCCAATTCCAGAAAGAAAAGAATCTACTGGGTTTGGTGTGTTTGCAAAATAGTCTGTAAAAGGTGGAACCATGATATCTCCTAACTCGACCTATTCATACTGGTTTGACTACCGCCACCGCCGCCGCCACTACTAAGTGCAGCAGATGCTAATAGTGGATTACCAGTAGCGAATCCAGCCACGGCTCCACCAAGCTTAAATAGGTTTGGAACAGAAAATGGATTATTTGCTTGTGCAAGGTTTGCTTGTGTCAAAATTCTACTTCCAGCAGCTGTTGATTGATCTTGAGCGAGACTTGCTAAAAGTTGTGCTTGCTGTGCCGTTAGTCCAGCCTTACCAAGTGCGGTAGCATTTCCCTGACCACCAAGTGCCTTTAGTTCTGCGTATTGATTGCTTACAGCATTGGCCAGCATAGCTGGAGAAAACTGGGCAAGTACTTCTTGAGTATTGCCACCTCGAACTCCACCAGTTACAGAAGCATTGGATAAAATTGACTTCTCACCAGATTGAACTGAAGCTAAATATCCTGGGCTATTCTTAATGGCATCAATAGCTTTTTGTTGCGCTTCTGGTCCATTCAAACCAGCAAGATCCGCTTGTGCAGTAGTTGCAGCATTCCCTGCTTCAATATAGGGTTGCAATAGCGCATCTGTAGCTGCTTTATCATCCTTAATTACTTGAGCAGCATCATTTATGCCTTGTTGTGTAAGTTCATAAAGTTTGTCAGATGCAGTATTTTGAGCGGTTTGACCAGTTAAATCCTGCCAACCTTTTACCGCCTGAGCGAACCAAGTACCAATAGTGTCAGCCATAGCTCATTCCTCCGTATAAAGTACAGGATGAGCGCCGGAACCCGTTACACGGCTACATCCATAATCTATGATATCAGATCCGTTGTCAATATGCCCTTACGGCCTGAATCCAACCAAATACGCTCAATGTTGAAATTGTAAATGACATCCTAGTCACAAAATAAACCGTAGCAGAGCTTGAAAGAGTTATTCTAACACTGTTGTTAGACGTTCTGGGATTTACATCACCAAACGTTGTAGGATTAGCAAAAGGTTGATATTGCAAGTATTCTCCTCCAACCGGTAGTTCTCCAACGTTTACAGTTGGCAATGTGGCAGATGTCAAACTAAGACCGAATCGAACTGACTGGACAATAGTTGTCGCTGAATGTACCGCAGATCCTGAAAAAGTAACGTCCCATGTACCGGCAGCCAGTGCTACTGAAGTTATATTTGCGGTAACGTTAGTTGTCAGTGCAACTGCTGATGCTGCCTTTGTTTGTCCTGTAGTCATGTCCTGCGTTAGTAAATTGACTTCAGAAAATAATCTTTCAAACTGATCAATGGTATCAAAATCAGGCGCAAACGAATCAAGTTGTTCTCGGTTGAGTCTAAGAACACGACTCATACTGCCAGCCGTTCAAGTTGAGCTTCTAGTCTAGCAACCGAAATATAAGACAAAGTGTCACCTTGAAAACGTTGAATACGAAAGTTCCGCAGGTGTCCTTGGTTATACCAAATGATGCGTTTATTACCATTTCCTCTAGAACCTATCTTAATGGCTTTTGGCTGGCTCCACACTCTTCCATCGACAGAGTAACTGCTTGTAATTGTGCGTTCAGCAGGGCCTTCTGTCGTGCTACTGGTGTAGACGTTTGGAGCTCGACCAGTAAGGCAAACGAGCTCAAGCTGGTGGACAATAGCCCCCATGCCGGCGTTATATAGAATCTGCGTTGAAAACTCCCAACGTGCTGTAGCTCCCCACTGTTGCGATGTGCTATCAGTAAGATATCCAATTTGGAAAGATACAGGATTTGCCACAAGCCATTTGTCGTAGCACCACACTAAATCTTTGGCAACATAACGGCTAAAACCAGAAAGACCAGACGTCAAAACAAACCATACTGGAGCTCCAAAAGCTTGGCTGGCGTCCAAATCATATACTAAGGTTCGGTCAGGGAGATTGATCCAAATGTGTTTCTGGCCTCGGTCGTTTCTCACTTCCATAGTGCAACCCGACAAAGCGCTTTCTGTATACTGAAGAAGTATCGTATCTACTTCCGTAGTGCTAATCTTTTGAGCCTGTGAGTGAGTTCCCAAAAATACCCCTGGTGATTCATTCCTGCCAGAACCGACAAAGGCCAGAAAGTCTTGAAAGACTACTGTCATATATGTGCCAATAGAACCCTTGTTAATTTGAGCTCCATTGATGCGTTCAAACGTAAAATTGAATGTTCCTCCAATATTACGAAAAAACTCAATAGAATAACGATTTACTGCTGCAACTTCATTTCTGATTTTGTTGACTGATTTAATAGGATCTGGGTCAACGTCCGATGCTCCGTATCCTGTGGTTGCCCATGTAAAAGGGTCATGAAGTGCTGATTGTACCAAATAGTTTCCATCGGTCGAAATGAAATATCCATCAACCCAGATAATGTCCAGACAAGTTCCCAAATCTACATCTGTAACTTTTGTTAGTACGCCGGCAGATGTCAAAACATAAAGAGCACCACCAGAACTGATTGCAAGGTAACCTGGGTATGTTGGACTGGCAGGGGCGGTAACTTGAGGTGAATAGTCAAATGTACACTGTCCACCAGTACCTACATCACCTATGGCAGTTACTGCGCCAGTCGATGAAACAGAAACAAGTGTTGACCCCATAACTCGGTAGCAAACGCCATTCCAATTGACACCACCCCTAGACGAGCCAGGACCAGTACCTGTCTGGATAATGCCATCAGAAGGTCTTAGATAGCCTTTACTGATGCCAGAATCCATGGGAACAGGGACCATGTTGACAGGATAAGCCACCCTAATGTCGGCGGCACCATCTGTAAAGACTCCGCTCAGAATAGGGACTTCAGCCATATCAGACTCCGTTATTACCAGTTGTAAAGTACAAGACAGTATTTGCTGTAACGTGAATTGCAGAAATATATTGCGCTGAACCCTTGTAAACAACAATAGAGGTTTTGCTCAATACAATAAGATCTGTGTCATCACAGGTCGTAGCTATGCTAGAAATGTTGACAAAACAATCGTTTCCACCCGAGTTTGTGATCCTAACACAAGGATCGTTTGCATTCATCAAATTGGTTGCAGCGGTAGAAGTTCCTACAACTGTAATTTTTTGAGTACTTTTAAACGCTGGTGTAAAGGGATGTACGTTCATTTTTGGCTCCTTATGCCGTTCTGTACCAGATGCTGGAAGGCTTATCAAATGTCAAAGTTTCAAATGCATTTGCTGCTGCAAAAGTAGTAAGACCTCCAACAACAGAAGCAGCACCATTCAAGTTGTAAGTCACTGTTGTAACAATTTGAGTTGAATTGATCAAAACTCTCTGACCATCAACGCAAGTAGAAGCAAGTGGCAAGGTAAATGCACCAGCTGCGTAGCCCGCCAAGGGTGTCAATATAAGATGAATATCTAAAGAACCGGTGGTTAAAACAACAGTAAATCCAGTTGCCGTAGGAGATGAATACTGCGTGGTAAATCCACCATTGCTGATATTTGCTTTTAGTAAGGTCAGCAAGGTTTGGATGGTTGACGCTGAATATGTGGCTCCGTTCTGCTGAAACAAAACCATAAGGTCACCAAGTGAAAGTGTATCTACAATTGAAAGTGCGCCTACTGCCATGCTGGTCTCCTATTGGCTGAACGTTAGATCCTGCTCCGGTGGGGGCAGTGTTTTGTCGACTGGTATTGTAACAAATGGATAATTTGGACCGCGCCACTTATTGCCGGCACCCATTGGAGTTCCGCTAGAATACTGCATTTCTACCATATTACTCTTTACTGCAAAGCGTAAAACAGAAGCATACGAAGAAGAAGCAGATTTTAGAAGTTCTCCAGGAACAGACTTTCCAATATTGGACGCAAACGTGATTGCAAGGTTGGTGTATATGGCAAGGTTGGCCTGCCATGGAGCTCCGGTATCAGTATCTATATTTGAATTATCAGGATTCATGGCAAAGGGCCACCCAATCCTGATTCCTTTGCCGGCCCAGTCAGCCATAAGTGCATCGAGCTCCTCGCAGGCGCTCTGTAGCTGCTCTGGGGACAAGTCAAAAACGTAGTCCGCTAGTCCTATCTTTTCATAAGCTTTTGTAACGAACTGACGTTTGGTGTAGCTCATGTCTTACTCTTGGGAAGTACCTTCGAGATTTTGTCCACGTTTTCACGGGCAAGTTTGTGGGCCTCAGCAAGTCTTTTTTTATCACCTTGAATAACTATAGCTTCACTCAAAGTATGAAGGTCAGTGTGAGCCTGAAATCTTGCTTCTTCTTTTTTTGACGGCTCAAGCATAGAGATTTTCATAGCAACGGCTTCAGGCTTAGAATTGCCCTTAGAATTGTCCTTAGACATTTCCTTAGCCATGCCCTTAGACATTTCCTTATCCATTCCCTTAGACATATCATTGGCCTTAGCTTTTGGCTTAGGCTTTGACTTTCCAGCGGTACTTAAGGCAATGGCAACAGCCTGCTTCTGCGGCTTTCCATGCTTCATTTCAAGTTTGATGTTGCTTGAGATAGTCTTTTGTGAAGATCCTTTCTTCAATGGCATTTTCTATTCCTTTGCCTTTTTCTTGGCTTTAGGTGTTACTCCTGTCTCAAACGCCGAAACGGCTTCTGGAACAGACTCAAACCAAACTCCACTAGCCAAAGCATCAGCTAGTTCCGCTTCGTTTTCTACAAGTTCATAATCAAATGAATATCCACCACCCTTCTGGGAACCTGGGCTTGTGAATACAGATCTTGGAAAGTCCATTTTATACTCCTTAAAAGGAGCCCTAGCAGGCAGGGGGATACCTGCTAGGGCCAAGAGGAAACTACGAAATACGATAGGTCACAAAGGTCGAAGCTGCGGTCTTTTTAGTACGGAACTGAGCCGAGGTTGAGAGAGCAACAGCAGCCGCACCAACAATAGTGTGGCCGGTAGCAGCAGTCACCGTGAAGGCATTGGTGGCTCCAGTGTTGATCGCAATCCAGTCAAATGAGTCACCGATAGCCCAGACTGCAGCAGCATCTAGAACGGCTCCGGTATCAAGAGTCGCGACAACCGCAGCAGCTGTGGTCGAGGTCACGATGCGGTTTGAAAGGAGGGCTATGGTCAGCGTACCTGTGGCATTCAAAGTGCCAGGGACGGGCTGATATACACCGTCAACAGAAGTCAAAGACAGGGGAGATACGCCAATGTTGTAGAACACGGGCGATTCTCCGGCAGATTCGATCTGGATGTAGGTTGGCAAGGTGGCCGACAAAACACCCGAAAGGTAGGGAACGCCAGCACTCACCGTAGCCAAAAGACTCTGGGGAACTACAGGAACGGTAGCAGACTGAGCAGTCTGATTGACGTATCCTTTTCCTTGGGTCCAAACGGCAATCTGTGAGCCGGCGGGAATGGTCAGAAGAACGGTGTTGCCCTGACGCGAAACAATGGTATCCATGTTGCTTTCTCCTTTTTCCTATTAGGTCTGCGAGAAGTGGATCGAACCCACCATCTCGGGCTGCTTAACGACAACACCCCAGAACGCATCCAAACGCCACAGCAACTTGGAGGTCTTGATGTCCCACTGGCGTTGCAAAGTCAACTGGATACCCTGATCAGTTTCGGCCTGCATAAAGTCGGCTCCAACACCGGGAGGCATAACCAATTTACCGGGCAAAATTTCAATCGAATCCTTCTGCCAGAACGGATTGACAGGACCGGCAACAGTATTCAAGAACACAATGGCAGAAGTGCCAGATTTGGTGTTAATGATACAGTTCTGGTACTGAGCCGCAGCGTCCGAAGTTCCCAACTGGTTGGTGATAATCGGAGGCGAGATAACCATGGTGGTCGAGGTAAGAACCTGAGAAACCGTAAAGGTCTTCAAGGAACCCGTGTCACGCTTGGTGATGTGGTGAACAGCATTGAGCCCCGCAATCGTGAAACGGTCGCCGGCAACCACGCTGGTGGTCGAGGAAACAGTTACGGTCTGGAACCGGTTGTCAGTGGGCGAGAACCCAGAGGCACTGGTAGTAGACGAAGTGGGGTTGTAGTACTGACCACCCGAGTCAAGGGTTGAAATCGTGAGACCTGAACCACCAGCAGCGGCCTGCAAACGGTAGGCGTAGTCAAGCTTGAACGTCTCAAAACCAGACACTCGACCAACGTAGGCTTCTTCGTAAGCCCTGGTGGACTTGGGGTTGTCAAACGAGCGAGAAGCAACCTGCAAGTTGGAAGCAAGGCCGTTATAGTCACGGGTCGAGATACCGAACACGCGGTCCATCATCGGTACGCCCTGCTCGTTCATGATCTGGTCCATCTGGGCCACATCATCAAAGCCAGAAGCAGCTCCACTTCGCTTGATGGTCAAGGTTCCCTGAAGGGCGGCCTTGTCGCTGATCGAGATGTTGATATCAGAAGCCAAGCGCTGAGTAGCGGCCTTCTTCAGTTCACCACCCTGAGCCATGTCGCGCATTTCTTGGTCACTCAAGATCCAAGTAGCAGCACGACGGGTGTCGATGACAGCGGGAACCATAAGCTGGGTCTGGGTGGCGAAGTTATTCGTCATGTCAGAGCCGGCATAGGTGGTAGCAATATAGGGCATGGGACGATAAATGCCGTTGGCAGCACGTTCCATTTCGGTTTGGTCGGTTTTGTAAATACTTACGTTCCTGACCATAACCATGGCGTCCTGATAGGCTTCCAAAGCCTCATCAAACGCAATTCGGATTTCTTTTCCAAAAGAGTTAGCCACAATTGGCCTCCTGTAGATGAAGTCGAGGTGTCTGCAACGCAGAATCCCTCATAAGTGACTCATCCATAACGGTGGACGGGGCCGAATTGTACTGCGCTTTTAATGGGGCGCGAATCCAAAGTACTAGCCGCTCACAACGGCCTTCGTGTTTTTACCTACGAGCGGACTGTCTGTCCCTCAAGTTCCTTTTATAAGCAATAATCTTAGTGCGGTCACCGGATCTCTCAGCCTCTTTCTCTAGACGAGCTAGTACTTGGTCAGACACTCGGCCTCCACCAGTTCCTGATACCGTCCTTTCTGGAGCAGTCCTTCCTGAAGATGTTGCCATACCCTTCCTCATTAGCTCAAATCGAGCCATTTCAGCCACAAACAAGATTGGCTCCTGAATGGCCGCTAAAGCTTCAAGTGCTTTCTTGTCCTTGCCCAAACTATAAATCAACGCAGTAGGCTTTTGTGCCGCAGCTAGGACCAATCCTCGCTGTGTCTCATTAAGCTTACCAGTCACAAGCTCTTCTACATCCTCATAGTCTGCGACTTTTCCAATGGCCTGCGCCTTTGCCGTCTCATACCCAGACTTCTTGCTTTCCCAAAGTTGGTTTGCTCGGTTTTGCTGATCTTTTTGTTCAGCAATTCTAGCTCTAACCTTCTCTGCCTTCTTGTTCCATTCAAGAACAGCAACAACGTGCTGCTCCTCATCAAAACCAAAGTCTACTGCACGGGGAATTGGTCCAAGTTCTTCTTCTTGTGGTGTTGCACTTGCTCCACTAAGTTCAGAAACCTGTTGCCTAAGCTTCCTAAGCTCTTTGTCCTTCTCCCGCGCTACCTTTCTCAGCGTCCTAACCAAAGGTGCCGGCTCTTCCGGCTCTTCTTCCTCTGTGTTTTCTGCATCAGCTTCGAAAATAAGGTCTTCTTGGTCCTCGTCTTCAGCAGTCCCTGGCGCGTCGATGGAATTGGTCTCATCGACAATCTCAGTTTCCTGATCTTCCAAGTCAAGATCATCCTCAAGTTCGTCTTCTTGCATTTAGTCCCCTTTTTCCATTTTTGTCAAGTCTAAGCCCCAACGGGGCCATTTTGTCCTGATAATAAATCAGCTATAGCTGGTGGAGGAGCCCCTTGATCAGCCTGAGCCGGTGGTTGTATGCCCATATCCATTGGTGGTGTCATTGACTGGTCCATTGGTGGCATTTGCTGCTGAACTGGCATTGGCATTGGTTCAGGCATAGGTTCAAGAGAGGCGGCCTCTGCCTGAACGGCCTCAAACTGAGCTCCAACCTTTGCCAACATTTCAAGCACTTGAGCCTTGGTCTTTTGCACGTCAGCCAGCGTAAGCTTGGTTTGTGCTTGGATCTTCTCTACATTTGCCATTGTTTCCATCATCGATACCCGATCTTTATTTGCGGCGGCACTAGCTTGGTCAGCAGCTGCTTTTAGGTATTCCTGCTGTGCATCTGGAACGTTATTGGCTTGTGCCATAGCTTCAGCGTCTGCCTTGTCCTTGTCGGTAGGCTGGCCAATACCCATCTTAAGCATCTTTTTACGGAAGAACTCCTGAACGTCGTTAAGTCCAACGCCTTCCGAGTTTAGAATAGCGGTGGCCTGCAAGACTGACTTGCTTTCTGGATCGTCTACGCCTTGAAGCATTCCCACAAGGTTACGAACTGTCGCCGCCTTCTTGGTAGCAGATGCAGGGCCAACAATCGGCACCACGTCAAAGCTTGCCTCTGTTAAATCGTTGGATGCGGCAATAATGCCGCCCATCACTTTTTTGGCCATAAGCTCAATGGAGTTCACTTCGCCTTGTGGACCAATAGCTTTCATCTTTCGCCCAGGCTCTGTGTAGGTTTCTTGTGCCATGGATAGCCAGATCTTGCCACCATAGGCTCGGCCCATTGCATTGTTGCTATGGTACATGAAGGTCTGCATATCAAGAGAAGCATGAATGCTTTCAACGGTCTCTGCACTCACGTTTGAGATAATCTTGTCTGCCTGATTAGCGCCGCCTAAAATCTCCTGCATACCAGTCTGCACCAAAGAAAGTAGCGCAACGGTGGCCGGCGCAATCTCTGGGGGTTTGGTGTAGCCAACAGGTCCAGCTGGCATCGTGTCACCAGCTAGGTTCTTGATTGGATTGACAGTTAGGAACGGCATATCGTTAATGTTGGCTTCGGCCCATTCCTGCTCGTGGCCGACAATCTGCTCATCAAGGAAAATTGGCTTCTGAGTTTTAAACAGGGCAGCCATCTCGGTGAGCGTTGTCAGCTGTGCGTTGCTTATACGCTGGAGATCTTTGGCAGGTCTGACCTGACCCATGGACCATTCCTTATTGTCGATAAAGAACCGCTGCCCATAAATTGGAACAATAGGAATGTACTTGCCAGCTATATACCCACAATCTTCTAGGATGCCACCTCCAGAGAGCAGGTACTTGTGGACTTTTCTCGACTTGACTTTCTTTTCTCGAATTTTCTGGTATCCCTTTGACACCAAATCCTTCTCAATCTCGGGAAACTCTTTGAGCCGAGAGGCAAGGTACTTTTGCTCAGGTAACTTTTCAATCGAGTCAACCGCCGGCAGCCATTGCCAAACCGTTACGGTATCTTTAAGGATTTCAACCTCGTAATACTCTGCGACATAGACCACGTCTTCGGCATACCAGTCAAAGAAGGTCTGGCCAATTAGTTGTGGCCAGCTGGTTGGGTCATCGTCAAACTCGTCTTCATAGTCTTCTCGACTATAGGACTGAAGGATGAAGGCACACTTAGCGTCTGACTTGTCCTGTTTTTTGGCTCCAAGGTCAAACCATACATTCTTATCGGCATCTGGAATGGGCTCAAACCTGATCCGTTGGTACTCATCTTCTGACTCTTCGTTTTCATATTCGCACCGCAGCCGATAGGCGCCGAAACCGCCAGTGATGGCCTCTTCGGCAGCAGTAGTATAGGCTTCCTGTGCGCTTGAGTCTTGTTCGTCGGCCCGTAATAGGCTGTCGCATAATTCGGCAAGGTCAGTTTCGCTACCGTCATGGTTCACAAAGTTCACTGTGACTGGGTTGTTCCGCATTTCTGACATGATACGGATGACAGACATTCGGATCTTGTTGGCCTCCATTTTGGGTCGGTTGGCAAACTGAGCTCCGAAATCACCTTCCCACTGAGCACCGGGGACCATGCAGAAGCGACGGTCAGCTAGGCACTCTTGGCGCACGTCAAACATAACTTCCTGAATAGCATTAAAGCGTTCAAGCGCATCTTCATGGATATCTGCAAGCTTTTGCGCTTTGGTCTTTCTGGTTGGTGCTTCTTCTGAATCTGCGTATTCTGACTCAGACGGCATTGGCGAAGGGTATGCCACGGTTGGGCTCCTTTTTGTAAGTTGGCTTTTTCTTTTTTTCAATATGCTTAGGATGCATTAATCCCCAAACCAGACGCCTAAACCAAAAGCGTTTAGACTTTGGTGCCTTGCCTAAGAGCTCAAGATACCAACGGTGGTCGAGTTCCGTCTGCTTTGCGTAGATATCCTGGCACAGTCTGTGTAACGCAAAATTATCAAGAGCAGCAATTTCTGCCGGCTTCAATGGTTTGACGTGGAATACCTCAACCATCTCGGTGTACATTCCCAAAAAAACAGCACGGTCACGAGTAGCCTTTGGTCCTTTGTTATGGATAATCATGCCGATACATTAACTCCACTTGCTCACTGTTGGCAAGGGTTTAGCCCTTACGAGCTCTTTGTGGTTGTCTTTTGCCATATGCATTAGCAGATACCGTGCTGCGTCAATGCCATGGTTAAAAGCATCAATGGGTTCCGGCAGGAACTTACCGTTCTTGTCGGCCTTCCAAGTGTAAGCATAGAACTCCTTAATCAGGTTTCTAGACTGCGGCGTGATAAATATCTTCTTGCCTAACATAAAGTCTAGTCCGAATCGTATGCTGTCTGGGCCTTTCTTGGCGGCGTGGATATTCCAGCCAGCACGGTGTAAATCTTCTATAGATTTGGGCTCCGATGAATCGGCAACTATAAAAGCAGTGGACGACACTTCACGTCCACGCATGAGCCCAGAAAGATCAGAGTTGGTTAGGTTGGTCTGGTATATCTTTTCATCTAGATAGACCTCCTCGCCCCGAGTCCACACATCAATCAGCGCCGCAGGGTCGCTACTGAAACCAAAGTCGAGCCCGTATCCATAACGTTTGGCGTTCTCTGGTATGTCTGACTGAGAGAAAGACTTGAACACAAGTCCCTCTGTAACGCCCCATTCACCAAGAGCGTAAACCTGTCGTGCAGTTCCAGTCAGGGAGTTTAGGCGCTCCTTATAGGCTTCGTCTATGAACCTGTTATCAAGGTATGTTGTCTTAACTATCGTGCAGCTTTTGATCTGTGCGTCGATGAAGTACTGCTTCAGCCAGTGAAAAGAACTCACGGGGTTAAACGACACCGTGATCTGGAAGGGAACCTCAGACATACCGCGCAAACGTAGGTCCAGCTGCGTTAGGTCGTCCTGCTCAAACTCGTTTGCCTCTTCCATCCAGACGGCTTGCAGTATGCCCGTCTTGAAAGTGATAGACTTTATCTTGTCTTGGCTGTCGAGCCCAAGGAAAAGGGCTTGGTTACCGTTTGGTGCTGTTATGGTCATGTCGGTCTTGTTCACCGTGAACAAGCCTTCCATGTTCCATTGTGAAATGACCTGGTTCATTAGGGCAAAGGTCGAGAACCGGTTGGTCACAGCAAACTTTCTAGTTATTAGTAGGTTGTATCCTGATACTGTCAGCAGCCTGAAAACAAAGCGTTGCGCTATGAACATGGACTTGCCCGAACCTGATCCGCCAAAGATTACGTTGAAGCGGTCCCAGTTGGCGTACAGTGGTTTGTATATATCGTTTGTGCAGTCGTCCAGACCTGACCAGTCAACCTTAGTCATTGTTTCACGAAGGCCGGCACACCGACATTTATGACCTGTAGAGAGCCTTCTAAGTTTGCATCAATCTGTTGGGTGGCCTTGCCATAGCCACGATCAAGGATAACCTCGGACGCCTTAACTCGATCCGAGTCCTTTCCGTTTGCCATGACATCGGCCAACGTCTTTAGAGCTTCTGGCGCAAGACTCTGAAACGCTCTTTTAAGCTCCTCGGGCATTTTTGGCCGGCCACCTGGATTTCCTGTATAGCCAGTTTTTCCTACTGGGTTTTGAGCTGTCATTGTGCTTGCCTTCTGTTCTTACGGTCGTTGCTTTCAAGCATCGTGGGTATCCTGGCGCTTCTTGAAAGCAATTCCGTCATTCGATCATTTGTTGTGAGATTGGTTTTTGCCTTGATTAGAAGCTCTTCTTTGGCAGGTATGACATTGCCAGTGGGTTTGGAGCTTTCTCTCCAATTAGGCTTGAGCCCTGGGATTGTGCCGGCATCACCCCATCCGTACTGTTTTGAGGCATCTTCGTAGACTTGCTGTAGTCTTGGCCCAAGAATGTCTGTAGCCCATTGGAGTATATCGGATCGTTCTGCTTCGCTGATCCTAGATCGATAACTTTCACCTTGTGTCTCCTTTGTCCAATCGTTCTTAATCAATTTACCATCAGAATTGAAATCTTTAAACCTTAACGTTTCTTCAGAGGGATGCGTTTTTGCCCAATCGTTTGCAGCTTCCTTAAATATTTTAAGTCCTTGCTTGTTATCGGTCAGACCAAAGTTGATAAGCCGCATACCATCTGGTGTTGAAACCATGGCAGATTTGTCAATCCAATCTGTCAAACCTGACGTTTGCATTTTGCCATCAAGAATTGTCCAAAGGTCTTTCGATTCAATATCGGTCAAAGGTCTGCCAACTTGCATATCCAGACCGTTGTTGTCGCCTTTGTTTGCCTTCCAAAATGGTCGATGATATCCAACTGAGTCTTGTCGTAGCATTATACCCAAAATAGAACTATATACATCAAGAAGCTTTTTTTGAGCCGGATCAATGGTAAGAGTTTCGCCTTTGATCTTCTTTGTTGGAGCCATGACAACGTCAGTCTGGCTGCTGGGTGAAACATTCCCTTCCCATACTTTTGGCGCAAGCGTATCACCACCACGCAAAATACCAAGCTTTTGAGCCAACAGATCGTTTCCATTGTCATCCAGAAGTGCAGAAGCGATAGACTTTTGAAATTGCAATTGCTCATGGAAAGGTGCGGCGTGAATACCAGGAAGTATGTTTGTAGAAACTCCTGGACGCGTCTCCCATGAAATCTGCCCCATGTTTCTTTCAAGACCATCTGCAAAGTCAAACTTGGCGGCTGCCGTGTCGGACTTGGTTACGGTATGAGCCATAGCATGGTCTATCCAATTTTGTCTGTGAGCTTTGTCATTTAGAATAACCCGAACCTTCTTTCCATTACTTCCAATGTCAAATCTAATCCAGCCGTTCTTTTCTGAAAGAGCTTCTGTAGCAGCCTTGACCAGAGGATTTTCTTGCCGTGCTTTCATAGCAACCCAGACAGCAGCCTGAAACTGCTGCGGTTCCCAACCAAGTTCCTTAGCCATCTTATTGGACTCGTTCTCGACAAAACGGTATTGAGCAGCTGTTGGTGCATCAGAGTCAAAACCAAAAGCGCGCATCATCCACATATCGACTGTGACTCCCTGCTTTTCAGCAGCTCCGAATCCCTTGGGGTCAATAACACGCATCAGGTTGCGATAAAAGTTGTTGGTCTTTTCGCCGCCCCATGCTTCATCTTTACCTAGCACGTTTGTAGCGGCGTCATTTTGGAACTTGGTCTTGACCCTAATATCTCCCTCACCGTGGTGTTGCGCCCAAGCTTGAGCACCAAAGGTGGAGTTTGCGTTTACCTTGGCCTGTGGAGAATAAATAGCAAGTGTGGCTGCAAGCTTCCTAGCTAGATCCACGCTTCCACCCACCATCTTTAAAATGGCCTCACCTGAACGCTCATACCACATCTTACCATATTCACCTTCAACAGCAAGTTGCATCACTCGTTTGCGAAGGTTTGGCAGTTTAGCGGGTGTGTTGCCTATAGCAGGTGCTCCTATGTATTGACCTTTCCTATCACCAGATTTGTATCTGATGTTTTCTTCTACTTTTCCAGCACGGGAGTATTTGTTGTCTGCTCCTTCGAGAATAGCCTTAACCTGGGGGGCCGAGGTTGATGTAAAGGTAATTTTGCCATCACCAGCTGTACCTTGGAAATTGGCCGGCAACAAAGACCTTATCTCGTCTGGGTCGCCTATCAGGCTTAGGTTACCTTTCTTGTCAACCTTGAACTTGTAGCCACCATAGGGCTCTTGTACTGTGTTACTGACTATTTCCTGAATAGGTGTAAGATTGGCAGGTAGCTCAACCTTAGCCATGACAGGATCGGAGGTCTTGAATGGAGTCATCCCAGGATCACCACCACGGTAAACCATTGGGACTCCCTGCATCCCTTGGGGGATATTGTCTTCGACTTGGAATCCCAACTTTTCGTAGTACTTAACCAAGTCTTCTTGATCCATCTTCCCCTCACCGAATGGGTCGGCAGAAAGTCGGATAGGAAGATCCCTGTCAGGGCCATTTAGAATCTTGCTGATCTCATTCTTGACAAGAGTCTCTCCGACCTTCTTTCCTCTAAGATCCTTGGGTACGAAAACCTTCTCGATGAGATTGTACTCTGGCCCGAAAGACTCATTTCCTTCTGCATCCCATATCGGATCAGCGTTCTTACCAGATGAGATGTATGCGCCTTCTGGCGGTTCATACGCCTTGCCACCCTTCCTCATGACAGGATCAAAGGCCCCTTCGTTCACAACCCAATCTGGTAAAAGACCGGTCTTTTGGTCAGCGTAAATTGTTTCACCCTGCTTGGCAGTTCTATTGGTAGCGCCGTGAGGTCCATAGTTAACCCAAGAGTTTTGTCCTCTGGTCTCGGTAGTCATGGCCCTTCGGGCTTCAGGGGAGTACATGGCACTGTGAGCTCTCCACGCGTTCTCCTCGCCATCGGCTCGAAAGCCTACACCTTCCTTGACGTGACCAAAATAATCATGGACACCGCGGAATATGTCGTTGATGGTGGCCGGCTTACCGTTCCATACTTCTCCGGACTGGGCAAGCAGCGGATTGCCAGATATGTCTGCGGCGCCAGACCCAAAGCCTGCGTCGGTAGGGAATACCCACATATGATTGTTCTTACGAACGTCTTCGGTCATCTCTCTAGGATTGCCATGATATGGGTCAGGAAGTGAAGGATCTAAGAACTCAAACTTCACGCCTGAATCCTTAATTGCTTGGTACTGTGCCATGGTTTCTTTAGCCATAGCATTGTAAGCCGTCTTTACCTGAGGATCGTCTGGAGAGTGGGACATCTTGTCGTACTCAGCAGCGATTCGTTCTGCACGGGCAGGCTCAACTTTCTGATACGTATTTGGTGGAGTGTAGGGAATACCTTGGCTTTCCATGTAAGTATTAGCGACTTCTTTTGCCGGCATATGAGCCGAAGGTACTATTTGTTCGTTACCGACAGAAATGGGTTTTCTTGGGAGACCGAGGAGGGAACCATCGGCTTCTCTGGTTGCCTCTGATACCGCCCTATCCGATTGCGCCAAAACCCCAGAGCTTCCTCGTAGGTCTCCTGATCCTGATAGTTCTCTTTGACTGGCATCTGATAACTTTCGTGCACTTTGTTCCTCCAGATATTTCGTTAGGTCTTCTGCCAATTTTGGCGATGTCTTAGAAATTTGCTGTAAGGCTTTCCCAAAAGGAAGTGCAGCAAGTGTGCCTACACTTACTACGTCAAGACCTTGTCCAGCATTTCCTGTTTGAAGTGCAGTAGCAACTCCTCTAGGCACCGCCTGCTCCGCTGCTGCAACCATGAAGGATCCCGCGCTCGGAGCGCCGCTAGCATACTTGGCCGCGTTGAAAAGGCCGGTGGCAACTTCCTTTGCATTGAACGCCTTTGCAGCGTAGCCACCCATTTTAAGTATCGCACCGGTAGGGATTGCCATTGAAGCAATGTCTCCGACAACGCTGCCATAACCGTATCCAGGGTTTTGTTTCTTCCATTCTTCAAGTGCTCGTCTCTGCTCTGGGCTTGATGTGGCAGTCACAATTGCTTCAGGCAAACCTAGTGCTGCCGAGTTTAGCGCACCAGCAAGACCTGCCGGCGTAGCCGTCTCTTTGACAACTTGACCGGCTGTTGGGTCAGACATATGTGCAAGGGCAAAAGTGACTGCTCTCTGTCTATCCTGTTCAACCAGGCGCTGAATGTTTTCGGGCGACTCGCCCATGTCCTGAAGATTTTGTATCTCCTGTGGAGATAATCCAGTATCGACAACGCCAAAGCGCTTTCCATAAGCAGCAAACACTTGATCGGCCTGTTCTTTAGAGAACACCTTGGGATTGGCAGGAGTTGCATTGGCAGACCTTTCAGCAGCAATACGGCTAGACCTAGCAAGATCCTCTTGTCTCTTCCTCTGGACAGCTAGGTCGTAGGAGTTCAAAGGTATGCTTCGAAATGGATTAAAATCTCCCATTGACGCCTCTTTCTTTCGTGTTCTGACGAATAGCATACGGCCAGCACCTATCCGTGGTCAAGTCATCTTTCCATTCACGATATATTCATTTCATCATTCCATTCGCGTCATCTTCATTTCATCTTCATTTCACTTTATTCCTTACCGTGCAAAGAGATCACTCCATTCACGCCACTCATTTCATGTTTTTCTACTCTCCTTGTACTTTATACACCCTTTTCTTCTTATAAAATAATTTATCTACCTTATATAGGAGTAATATGGAATGAGTGACGCCACTTGTTACATTGTAACGAATTAGATGGAATGATCGATGGAATGAAGAGCCAAAAGTGACGTGAGTGAAATGATTATTTGAAGAAATTGGGTCAAGTCTTGACCTTTCGCACTGTTAATCAGATAATACCAGCATCCGTTAGCTGGTGACTGTCGGGTGACTCCGGTCGCATCTGGGGTATATGATCAAGAGGCTTTGAGAGAGATGCCCCCTATGCGAAGGGGAAACGGGTTCACCACCCGGGCATCTCCCTCAAAGCCTTTTTCTTTTGGGGAGGGCTTATGGGTTTACTGATTTCCATAAATGGTGTGTACCACCAGCAAACCAGCGTCGGCAACTTTGTCGTACGCTCTATTGGGGACGCAGAGGAACTGCGGAAACTTGTATCTGAGTCAGACTGGTCGCCGATTATTTTTCGTGACGGCATTCGCCATGGTGATAACTTTCTTGAGGCCACTACCTTGGCCGTGGACGTGGACAACACAGGCCCAGACCAAATGTCAATTTCCGAGTTTTCCTTGGCATTTGCTGAGGTTGAGCATTACATCTTGACGAGCAAGAGCCACCAGAAGCCCAAGATGAGCAAGAAAGTGCTTTGCCCCCCTGCTGACCGTTACCACGTCTGCTTTCCTTTGGCCGAGGGCATCAAGAGCGCCGCTGATTATCGGAGCAGGGTTGAGGCCCTGATAGAGCAGTTTCCAGCTATAGACGCCGGAGCCAAAGACGGCGCAAGGTTCTTTTTTGGTTACATTGACACTGAAGTATTCTATAACCCTGGAAAGCCTTTAACCGTAGTTCCACGTCAGCAGCCGATATTGCCTGAAGCAAAGCCATTTCCGGCCCCCGTAGCCCAAGCCCCATCGGTGAGTCCCGAGGCCCCGGCAAGCACAAAGCCCAAGAGTAGACTCCATGCTATGGAAAAGGTTGAGTACTACGAAGACGATGACCAGCTCAACGCCAAAATATTTGAGGTACTACAAGAGGCCAGCAAAGCCGGGGCCTTTGATGAGCGTGAGGCTTGGATAGATTGCGGGATGGCCTGCAAGGCTGCTGGGTTTTCTTTTGAGCAGTGGATGTCGTTGTCCTGGGCAAGCGAACCATCTGCCGAGAACCGGAGCCGGTGGAACGGGTTCCGGTCCGACAGGCATACACGCGGGACGCTGATCCATTACGCACGGCAGTTTTCTCCCGGCTTTTTGACCAAGAGGACGGCTTTGTCAGCCTATTCACCCGAGACCTTTGTCATGAGCGAAGCCAAAGCTTCCTTGCGTTTGGCTATGCCCCACACCTCTTGGTATCAGCCTCACTTGATCACAACGCGCAAGAAA